ATTTGGAAAAGAGTTCAGTTCAAGAATGGAAGGAATATATCATTGGTTAGTGCCGATTTTTCAACTGGCACAATAAGGATTGACGAAACCCAAAGAAAGTGTTATGATATATAAATGCAAGTGACAAAACCTCAAATACTTGTTGAATCACTTGAAAAACGGAGTTTGTCGAAACTCCTTACATCCGCAGGTATAACTCTGCGAGAAACTATAGAGGTACTTATGTTTAAATCCGCTTTCGCAGCAACTCTTGCTGCAACTCCACTGGTCGCTGGTGCTGCGTTTGCAGAACCTTATGGACCATATGTAGATATGCCCCAAGTAACGAGCATCTCTCAATTCTCTGATGTTCGTCCTACTGATTGGGCATATCAAGCACTTAATAACCTCGTAGAGCGTTATGGTTGCGTTGCTGGTTATCCTAACGGTACATTTGCTGGTGGACAGTCAATGACACGTTATGAGGCCGCTGCTCTACTAAATGCTTGCCTTGACAGTGTAACTGAAGTTACTGATGAACTAAAACGTCTTCAAGCAGAATTTGCACAAGAACTTGCTGTTCTTCGTGGTCGTGTAGATAAACTGGAATCACAAGTTGCTGAACTTGAGGCAACTCAGTTCTCCACCACTACCAAACTGCGTGGTGAAGCAAACTTTGTTCTTGGTGGTGTAGATGATTACCAGACTAAGACTGGTGATATCACTCATACCGCATTCAACTATGATCTGCGTCTGAACCTGGACACTTCGTTTACTGGTAAGGATCTGCTTCGTACTCGTCTGCGTTCTGCTAACTTTAGTAGCAATCCCTTCGGTTCCAGTTCGTCGATCTTCAAACTGGATAAAGCAGACAACACCTCTAGCGAAGTTGGCAACAATGTAGTTATTGACCGTCTGTTTTATCAGTTCCCCGTGTTCAACGGTAGCACTACCCTTACTGCTGGTGCTCTGGTTCGTAACACTGAAATGTCCTGGATTCCTACTGCTTATAAGTCAAACATTCTTGACTTCTTTGCTGTTGCTGGTGCTCCTGGCGTTTATAACAAGGCAACTGGTTCTGGTTTCGGTATCCAGTATGGCAAGAAAGGTCTTGTTGCTGGTGTAAACTATGTGGCACAGAATGGTGCTGATAGTTCCACTGGTGAGTTTGATAAGTCTGGTGCTCTGAATACCCTGGCACAAATCGGTTATCGTGGTGATAACTGGGGTGCTGCTTTCGGTTATCGTTATGGCACCGAAGGCACCCGTGTTCGTATCTACAACGGTCTGAACGGTGCTTCTGGTACGCTGGTTCCTGGTCAGACTTCTAACGGTTATGCTCTGAATGCTTACTGGCAACCCACTCAATCTGGTTGGGTTCCCTCTATCTCTGGTGGTTACGGTTGGAACACTGTAAGTGGTACTCCTAGTGATGCTACTAACAGTCAATCTTGGTTTGCTGGTCTGACTTGGGAAGATGTGTTTGTTGATGGTAACTCTGCTGGTGTTGCTATCGGTCAAGCACCCACTGGTCAGAACCTTGAGAAGTCCACGATGCTTGAGATCTTCTACAAGTATCAAGTGTCTGATAACATCAGCGTCACTCCTGCTATCATCTACGGTAGTGACAACCAGCGTCTTGCTGATAACTCTTCCAATTGGGGGGGAGTCATCCAAACAACCTTTAAGTTCTAAGGTATAAATATAAGTGCCTTAATTGGTTCGCATCTTTAAGGTAGAGATTGGAGGGCAGAAATGCCCTCTTTTCTTTTATAAATAGTATTGCGAACCAATTTAAGAGCAGATGAAAGACCATAATAGGTTTTATACTTACGCATATTTGCGAGAGGATAGAACTCCTTACTATATTGGTAAAGGAGTTAAAGGTAGAATTTATTCTTCTAATAGAAAAATACAAAAACCAAAAGATAAATCTAGAATAATCTTCCTAAAACAAAATCTTACAGAACAAGAAGCATTCAATCACGAAGAGTATATGATTGCAGTTTTTGGTAGGAAAGATTTAGGAACTGGAATTTTGAGAAATAAAACTAATGGTGGTGAAGGTGCTTCTGGTTCTTTAAAAAGTGAAGAATTTAAAAGAAGACATAGTAAAATGATGAGAGGTGAAAATAATCCTAGTTATGGTAGAAAACAATCTGAAGAGCATAGAAGAAAAAATAGTGAAGCACATAAAGGAGAAAACAATCATTTTTATGGAAAATCTCATTCAGAAGAAACTAGAAGAAAAATAAGTATAAAAAAGAAAGGAAAACCTCTTTCAGACGAAACTAAGAGAAAACTAAGTAAGATAAGGAAAGGTAAATATATTGGAGAAAATCACTCTCATTATGGTAAAAAATGGTGGAATGATGGTAAAGGAAATAATAAATTATCAGTAGAATGTCCTGGTGAAAATTGGGTTCTTGGTCGTGTGAATAATATAATAAGATTGTAATACTAATATTCAGATTTATAAATACAAGAAAAATTATTTTTTATTTAAAATATGAAATTGTCTGTTGATGAATTAAAATTTAATCTAAAGGTTCTGTCTTTGGGTGCTGGAGTTCAATCTTCAGTTATGTTATTAATGGCAGATAGAGGATTATTCGGAGAAAAACCTGATGTTGCAATTTTTGCAGATACTCAATGGGAACCAAAAGAAGTATATGAACATTTAGAGTGGTTAAAAACTCAAGTATCTATTCCTATTCGTATTGTAAGTAAAGGAAGTTTGCCAGAAGATTTTCTTAATGATAAAAGAGAAGAAAAATATTCACAAGCAACTATTCCTTTGCATTATAAGTATGAAAATGGAAAAAAGGGATTAGTGATGCGAACTTGCACGACTTATTATAAAATTAAACCAATAATTAAAGAAGTAAAAGAAATTTTGGGAATAAAACCAAAGCAAGTTTGTAAAGGAAAAATTAATATTCAAATGTGGTTGGGCATATCCACAGATGAAATACAAAGAGTTCGTGATGGGTTTGAACCTTGGATTACAAATTATTATCCTTTAATTGATAATAATATGTCTCGTCAAGATTGTTTAAAATGGTTTAATAGAGAATATCCAGATAAAAGTTTAACTAAGAGTGCTTGTATTGGATGTCCATTTCGTCCAGTAAATGATTGGTTAGAAATGAAAAAAAATAATCCAGAACAATTTGAAAATGCTTGTAAATTTGAAGATGAAATTCGTAAAGTATGGAAATCTGGAGAAGTATTTCTTAGTGGGAAATGTGTACCTCTTAGAGAATTAGAACCATCTTCTTATGCAGTAATTGATTTTAGTATGTTGGATGAATGTCAAGGAATGTGTGGGGTGTAATTCAGACAACTTTCAAGTTCTGATAATCCACTCATAAGTTGATTTAGACCACTCCTTTCTGGTGTGGTCTTTTTTTGTTGGGCAATCAAAACCTTAACCAAATCTTAGTGGACTTTAAGATTGTCTTCCAGTATCATTACTTACGAAGTCGATTTACTTCTAAAAACTTTTTATGAAACTCAAACACATTTTTGCCATTGGTCTGCTTGCTGCACCCACTACTGCACTTGCTGGACCTGCTTTGAATGGTGCAGGTGCCACCTTCCCTGCACCCATTTATCAACGATGGTTCCAAGACTATGCACGAACTTCTGGGAGTAGGGTTAATTATCAGTCCGTTGGTTCTGGTGCTGGTGTTCGTCAATTCATTGCGGGTACAGTTGACTTCGGAGCAAGTGACGAACCCATCTCCGCAGCAGATGCCGCCAAAGTAAAGCGTGGCGTTGTTCAGATCCCTATGGTGGGTGGAACGATTGCTGTTGCTTACAATAAGCCTGGTTGTAATCTGAAACTTACTCAGAAGCAGACTGTAGATATTTTTGCTGGTCGTATTAGGGATTGGAAAGCACTTGGATGTGCTGCTGGTACTATCACTCCTGTATATCGTTCTGATGGTTCTGGAACCACTTATGCATTCACTAATTCTCTTGATGCTTTTGGTGGATGGGGCCCAGGTGTAGGTAAGGCAGTTAAATGGCCTACTGGTGTTGGTGCAAAAGGTAATGAAGGTGTTGCTGGTCGTATCCGTCAAACCCCTGGTTCTATCGGTTATGTGAATACTGGATTTGTAAAGGCAAATCGTATTCAAGCAGCAGCAATCCAAAATAAGGCAGGTAAGTTTGTTCTTCCTACTGCTGCATCTGGTGCTGCCGCTCTGAATAACATCAAACTGGATGCAAACCTTGCTGGTGAAAATGCAAATCCTGCTGGTGCAACTGCATATCCTATCTCTACTCTGACTTGGGTTCTTGCATATCGTACTGGTAATGGTGCAAAGGCAAGTAATATTCGTGCTGCTCTGAACTATGCTCTGAGTTCTAAGGCACAATCCATTGCTGATGACCTTGGATATGTTCCTCTGTCTGGTTCTATTCTGAATCGTGCAAGGATTGCCGTTGGTCGTATCGGTAACTAATATACATATGGGGGTTGACAAAACCCCTTTTTAATGTATTATATTTAACGAGTTGGAGGTTGTATGTCACTTCTATCGCAGCAAGATAGAAATCTCACCCTAAAAGCATTAGAGTGTTATGAGCAACAATTGAATACAATTATTGAAAGTAATCCAGATATTAACAAGTATCTCCAAAAAGAAAAAACAGAGGTTCAAACTCTCATAAATTGGATTAAATTAGAAAGATACAAGAATGAAAATTAATCTTTGGTTTTGTAAGGATATGAATCAATGGTGTTGGACTCTTACTGACGACCATAGACCTATCATTAAACAAGAGTCAGGTCAAAGAGAAAATCTTCGTGATGCTATGAATGATGTAGCAAATACAGTTGAATATCTGATGAGTCAATCTTGACTTTTCGGGCGATTAACTCAGCGGTAGAGTGCGCTCCTTACAAGTGTGAAGTCACTGGTTCGAATCCAGTATCGCCCATTATAAATACTTCAAAAAGAAGTATAATGGAAAAACTATTTAAATTATTAAGTGATATCCAAGCAAACTTATTTCTCTTATTCCATAAGACTTGGGTATTTCATTGGAATGTAATCGGTCCTGATTTTCAACAACTTCATTCTCTTTTTGGTGAGCAGTATGAAGGTATGTTTGAAGAGATTGACCGTCTATCTGAACACATGAGATATTTGAACATTCGTCCAGTTGGAACTTTATCTCGTATTGTTGAGGTTTCTACTATTGGTGAAGGTTCAAATGTGAATCAAGTTGATGAACTTGGTCAAAAGCAAGTGATTCCAGGAAAGCAGATTACAAAATCTGATGAAATGGTAAAACGCTTGATGACCGATAATATGATTCTAATTGAGTTGTTGACTGAGGCATCGGAGGAGGCAGGTAACCAAAGGTCTTATGCGACAGAGAATCTGTTACAAGACCTTATGGAGACGCATGGTAAATATATATGGAAGTTGAGGTCAATGGTCGAAAAGACTTCTAAATTGTCTGTTGAAGACTCTGAACTCACTCCTATGACTATTCCTCAAGAAAATCCAGTACAACAATAATTAGAATAATGGAAAATTTAAAAATTCGATGCCGCTCCTGTGGTAAGGAGTTGGAAGGGCATCCTAGTCGCCCAGTTTCATGCGGTTGTCCCAATATGGCAACAATTCGTGGAGATAAGATTTCTGCGAATGATTTATCGATGATTGTGATGCTCAATTCTTATACAAATAAGAAGAAGTCAGGCATTTTAACGAATGAAGATATCATGTGGCAAGAGGCACGTCGTCAGCGTCAAGTCCGTCGCCTGGATTTTGAGGTTCGTTAAGTCTTGAAATCCACACATTGTTGACAAACTCAAAGACCTCGCTAACATAAGTAGTAGTATCGCCTGCAAGGTCCTTATGGACGACTCAACGTACAACAATTGGTTAAAGGTCAAGACCACGTTTGAAAAATCTGGTAATATGGATAACATGTATTACCGTCGAGCGTGTGAGATTGTAAAGACTCGTATTGACCCTCTTGCAAACTTTTTGGAGATGAAAAATGATGGAACCACAAAATGAATTTATCAGTCGAGATGAAGTGAAAGAAATGATTGACGAAGCAATTCTTAAACATAATCGAAATGCTACAATCATTAGTGCGTGTGTTGGTTGGGTTGTTCTTGGATTATATGCAGAAGGACTCTTGAGAGTAATTGGTGTAATACCTCCATTATTCTCATGGATGAAAATCACACTCAATTGATAATATGAAACAAACAATTTTCAATACCTTAACTATTTTTGGATTAGTTGGAATACTGATTATTTGGAGTTTAAATCACGCATACATAAAATGATTGATACTATACGATACATATTAAATCATCAAGTGACACTATTCATTCTAGGTTATTTGTTAATTATGATTCCAATTATTGGAATCATGGTGATTCATCAAAGCAAATGATGTCCCTATGCCAGTTCTTAAACTGGACCCCTTGACATGAGAGGTCAAATCTCCTATAATACTCAGGTAAACAACGCAAAACAATGTCTCTGATTCAAAAGTTCAAGAAAGATGTTACCACTCTTCGTGGTGCTTCAAATGGTGATTTTTATCTCGATGTAAAAAATCCGAAACTCTATAAAAAAGTTCGTCGTTTTTATGAAAATCAAGGTGTAGTATTCTCTGGTGACCCACTGGATGATTATGACATTTTGATGGAGTATGTAGCACAGGACCTCGAATCTGTTGAAATTGCTTAAACCCCTAAATGATACCAAAATCTAGTATTCTAAGGTATCTTGGAAATCTACTCCTCATTATTGGTTATCAAATCATGCTATGGGGAGATTTTAAAAATGGGTTGATGCTTAAGTGTATTGGTGGACTTCTTACTATCCCCTTTGCAATTAAACTCAAACTTTGGGATGTACTATTCTTATGTGCATTCTTTGGAATTAGTGAACTCACAAAACTAATTCAACTTTCCATAAGTCCTGGAATGACTTAAAACTTATACTGGTGGAGTCAATGACCCTTTATGCCCTCGTCGTATTGGGCAATATAAGTGACGACTGGTGCGGATGGGGTAACCCCGCCTAGTTTTTTAATTCTAGTAAAAAATTAAATTAAAAACTGAATAATTTAAATTTAGGAGGGTCTTCGCTGAACCCTCTGTTTTTTCTTATCTGTAATTATAAGTAATGGCAATTTCGTTTAATTTACTTGGAAATTTAGGTAGACTTGGAAATCAAATGTTCCAATTGGCATCCTTATGGGGAATTTCTGCAAAAAACGGATATGATTTCTGTATCCCTTCTCCAGATTCATTCGGAACTCAGGACTCAAATGTAAGAATGTCTGATGCCAATATCTTCAACACATTTAAGTTGAAAAACTTTAATTATGAGATTACAAGTTATCCGACATTTCAGGAAAGATTTTTTGAGTTTGATTCTTATTTATTCAATCAGTGCCCAAACAATATTGATTTACAAGGATATTTTCAATCCGAAAAATACTTTAAACATATTGAAAGTGATATTAGGCAAGCATTTACTTTCACCGATGAGATATTGGAACCTACATCTGATGCGTTTTTAACTGAGTTTGGGGATTCTGATGTAATATCTCTCCATATTCGTAGAGGTGACTATCTGAATTATACACACCATCCCACTCAACCTATGAGTTATTATTTGGATGGATTGGGTCATATGCCATCAGATATTCCAGTTATGATTTTTTCGGATGACATTGAATGGTGTAAAAATCAAGAGTTATTCAAAGATAATCGATTTAATTTCTCAGAGGGGAATAGTACAGGAATTGACCTCTGTCTTCAAACACTATGCTCATATCATATTATTGCCAACAGTTCCTTTAGTTGGTGGGGTGCTTGGTTAGCAAATAGTAAAAAAGTTGTTGCACCTAAAAATTGGTTTGGTCCACCTTTAATACATAATACAAAGGACTTGTATTGTTCAAACTGGAATCTATTATAGGAGAATCAATGAAAAATCTATTTAAACAAACTTGGTGGGATAATAATCTCCAAAATCGATTTGATGAATATCTTGGGTGGTTGGGTGATACCACAGCAGAATCTAGAGTTTTTATTAGACAAAAAATTAAAGAACTTAAAATTAAATCATTTGCAGATTTTGGATGTGGTCCTGGTTTAGAATATCATGGACTCAAAGATGAGAATTATGAATTTGAATATATGGGAATCGACTCATGTACCCATATTAAAGATAGAAATGAGTCAAGTGGAATTCCATTTGTAAATGCACCAGTGGAAAAAACTGGATTAAAGGTAAGTTCGTATGAACTGTCTTATTCTAGGCATGTCTTTGAACATCTCCCCACTTATAAAGATATTTTGAAGGAGATGATTCGAGTTGGTAGTAAATATGCAATTCATATTTTCTTTATAAAACCAGGTGAAGATGAGAAAATCAGTTTTTGGGAACAAGAAAATTTATATCATAACACTTATTCTAAAAAAGATATTGAAGATTATCTTTCTACTATTACAAAAGTAAAATCTTTTGAATGGGTTGATATCAATGATAAGGAAATTGCATTAATCGTTAAACTATAAAAATTATTTTATGAAAATTTGTATTCTTAATATCGCTACGAACAAATACATTCAGTTTGTGGAACCTCTTTTGAATTCTATTGAAGAAAATTTTTTGAATGGTCATGATATTTCTGCTCTAGTCTTTACGGACCATGAGATTGAAGAGACTTCTGATAATGTAAAAATTTCTCAGATTGAACATGAACCATGGCCAATTCCAACTTTAAAGAGATATCATTATTTTCTAAAAGAAAAGGATTACATTTCTCAATTTGATTATTGTTTTTATCTGGATGTAGATATGAGAATTAAATCTAAAGTTGGAGATGAAATTCTTGGAGATTTGGTAGCAACTCAGCATCCTGGAATGTGGTTTAAAAATCCAGATGAATTTACTTACGAGCGGCGCCCAGAATCAACTGCTTACATTCCTTATAATAAGGGAAAAATGTATTATGCCGGTGGATTCAATGGTGGTAAACCTGAATATTTTTTGAAAATGTCAGAAACTATCGTTGCCAATGTTGAAAAAGATTTTGAGAATGGATTAGTTGCAGTATGGCACGATGAATCTCATATGAATCGTTACTTGATTAATAATCCACCAACAATTGAACTTACTCCATCTTATTGTTACCCAGAGGGAGCCACAATTGATGGAGTACCATCTTTATATTATCCTATGGGGTGGAAAGTTCCATTTGAACCTAAGATTTTAGCACTTCAAAAAAATCACAATGAGGTGAGGTCAACTTAAATGTATGAGTTATCAAAAGATTGTCAAATAGATGGTCTCGACAAAATTTACGAGAAATATTTTGGTTACCCTTCAAAAGGGTATTTTGTAGAAGTTGGTGCATATGATGGTGAATTTGTATCAAATACGTCATTTCTAGCAGACCATGGATGGAAGGGTTTATATATTGAACCAATCTACGATTTTTATCTAAAGTGTTTGAAGCGACATCATGATAATGACGTTATTGTGGCAAACGTGGCAATTGGACTAGAAGAATGTGAAAAAGTAATATTCAGAGGAGATACTTTGAGTACCTTAAATGCAGACCAAGTAGATAGATATAAGGAAATAGACTGGGCACAACATATATCCTTTAGTGAAACTATTTGTGACCAGATGAGATTGGATACTCTTATGGATAAATTAGATATCCCTAAGAATTTTGATATATTAGTTGTTGATGTTGAGGGAAAGGAATCTGAAGTATTCAAATCATTCGAATTAGATGAATGGAAACCTAAAATGTTAATCGTCGAATTAGAAGATAACCATGAATCGTTTCAAAAATATCCAGAACTCATTGATGAAATTAAAGAACTAAGAACCTTCATCCATGGTAAAGGATATATTGAAATTTTTAAAGACCCTATCAATACAGTATTTGTTCGTAATGAACTCACATGAATAAAGTCGTTATATGGGGTTGTCCTCCTCATAGTCATACACACTCTTATATTCATTATGGATTTGCGAAATCCTTCGCAAGTCTAGATTATGATGTTATATGGTGTGAAGATTCAGAAGAGTATCAATCTGAGGATTTAAGTGATTCAATCATTATAACAGCATATGGACATTGTAATCATATGCCAATTTATAAATCAGCGAAATACTTTATTCATAATCTTGAAGATGGATTTTATCTTCAAGACAAATTTGATGGCGAGAATATTTACAATCTTTTAGTTTATCATGAAAATTATAATTGGAATTATAATGTAAAATCTATAGATGATTTTTCTTGGTATGACTCTTCCACAAAAACTGCAGTAATTATGTGGGCAACTGACTTATTGCCGGATGAAATTGAATCATATCAAGAAATTCTTTATGATAAAAATAAAGAATGTGTAAATTATGTTGGTTCATTGTCAAATGAATATCTACAAGACTTCACTCAAATTATAAGATTAAATGGTAAACTATTTAAGAATTATGGTGGATATAGTGGAATAAGAAGTTCAAAAACTGATTTTGGATTTATTGATGATGATGAATCTATTGAATTAATTCGGAAATCGTATTTGAATTTTGACCTTAGACCTCAAGTTCATCTTGACAATGGTTATATACCATGTAGAATTTTTAAAACTTTGAGTTATGGTTGTTGGATTGGTACTAATTCAGAAAAGGTTTTAAAGTTTTTTGATGGTAGAATTACAGCAAATTCTGATTTAATATCTTTATACGAACAAACTGAAAAAGCATCTAAAGTATCGACATCTGAAATTTTAAAAGATAATCAAAATTACATATCAAAAAAACACACATATATCAATCGAATCAATTCTTTATTGTCAGTTTTATGAAACTAAATTTACTTGATATTCCAATTTATTATATTAATTTGGATGAGGATGATGAAAAAAGAAAATTAACAGAAACTCTTTTGAAGTGTTTGGGGTTCAATTATGTCTACAGAATTTCTGCGATTAAACATAAATTGGGTAGAATAGTTGGATGTGCAAGGTCTCATTATGAGATTTTAAGTACAAAAGAACCACCATTTATTATTTTGGAAGATGATTGCGATTTAAATCGAGAGTTTTCATCTGAAGTAGAAATTCCAGACAACGCTGATGCTTTATACCTTGGAATTTCCCATTGGGGTAGATATCTTAATCATTCTGGACCCTACGTCCATACTACAAAAATAAATGATGATATTCTAAGAGTTCATAATATGCTCGCAACTCATGCTATAATGTACTTGTCTGAGTCTTATGTAGATATTTGTAAAAGAGTTTCATATCATTTTGGATATGAAATTGAAAATCATTTAGATATTGGATTTGCGGAAATTCATAGATTTTATAATGTTTATTGTTTAAACAATCCAGTGTTCAAACAATATGAATGGAATAATGTTACAACCAATGAATTGAGTGAATACTCTTTAGATAAAAAGTCTGCCGACCAATTATTCAAAAAAATATCAACTGAGGATAATAACTTTTATAAACTCAATGACACATTTAAATCTCCTTTCAAAACTCTTATTGATATGAGAGATAGAAATGGAATTCCTGGTTATTTCTTACCAATGAAAGTATTATGACGAAAAAAATTTTACATTTATCCGATCATTATGGTTGTCTTAAGGACCATCAGTATATTTGTAATCATTTAGGATTAAAACTAGAAAGCAATTTTACTCTTTGGAATACACTAATTCCAAGAGGTTCTTTTAGGGAATCAAAAATAATTATAGAAAATGACCTTATCTCTAAAGGTGGTATACTATTAATTGATGATGTACGAAGTCCACTTCCTAAGATTACTTCAAACGAGAGTTCAGATTATGGTAAAGCAAAGTATTCAATTCCATATTTAGAAGAAGATGGATTTGAATTGGTAATGGATGAGTATCAAGTTGTAATGATTAAGAGGTAATATGACAATTCGTTCTATAGTTACAGGTGGATGTGGATTTATTGGGTCTCATCTTGTTGACCAATTAGTTAATATTGGTCATGAGGTAATTGTTCTAGATAGAATTCATCCTCATCATAAAAATTCAGAAGCAAATTATTATTTGCAAGATTTATCAAAAAATTATACTAAATTCTTACATTATTTTGAAGGTGTAAATAATGTCTTTCATTTAGCATCAGAAGTATCAATTCCTTATTGTGTTGAAAAACCAAATGAGAGTATGTCAAATAATACTCTCTCGACCATGAATGTCTTGGAATGTTCCAAAATTCATAATGTAAATAAATTCATTTTTTCATCCACATCTGCTGTATATGGAAATACTATTTTTATTCCAAGTTTAGAGTCAAATCAAGTTCAATGTTTGAATACTTATTCAATCTCAAAATATACCGGAGAACAACTCTGTAAAATGTATTATGACCTTTATGGTTTGAAAACTGTAATATTTCGGTACTTTAATGTTTATGGTGAGAGACAACATAAAACAGGACAGTATGCTCCAGTGATGTCTATCTTTATGAATCAAAAACGAAATGGTCAACCATTGACTATTATTGGTGATGGTTATCAAACCCGAGACTTTATTCATGTCTCAGATGTTGTGTCTGCAAATATCATGGCATCTCAAAAAGACCTTTCATCTTATGGTGAAGTTTTTAATATTGGTACAGGTATAGGTGTTGAAATTAAAAATATTGCAGATTTAATTTCTAATTATCAAATTTCAATTCCAGAAAGACCCGGTGAAGTCTTACACTCTAGGTCAAATATCGATAAGATTAAATCTGAATTAGGATGGAATTATACAACGGATGTTCTGAATTGGGTTAAAAGAGAAGTGAAAAATGGATAAAAATAAATCAATCTATAAACTTAAAAATCTTCCGCCGATTTATTACCTGAATCTAGACGACCAAACGGAACGTCGTCAATCCATGGAGTCTCAGTTTAAATATTGGGGAATTGAAAATTACACTCGTATCTCTGCTTATGATGGTCGCAATGACGATTTAAGCGATATCATTAAGGGTCGCTACCCATCAGACATGACTTCTGGTGAAATTGGATGTACAACATCACATCTAAAAGCAATTCACCATTGGTATGAGACTTCTGATAGTCCTTATGCTTTAATTTTAGAAGATGATGTTGACCTTAATATCGCAAGATTTTGGAACTTTACATGGTCGGACTTTATGTCTAAAGTACCTTATGATTGGGATGTTATTCAATTGGCAATCATTTGCACAGGTGATTTACATGTGAAACTCCATAAGAGATTCATTAATGACTTTTCAACTGCAGCATATTTGATTCATCGTCATCATGCTGAAAAACTTATACGACATCATGTTCGAGACGGTAAGTATAAACTGGATAATGGTGTAAAACCTAGAGCAGTTGCCGATGATTTGATTTATAATTCAGGTAATACCTTCTCAATTCCTCTGTTTCTTTACCGCATTGCTCTGGGTTCATCCATTCACCCCGACCACGTAGACGCCTTCCATAAGGCGAGTCACGACGGTCTCCTGCAGTTCTGGGAGCGCCAAGGGTTCGAGATGACCATTGACCACCTGATGTCTTATGACCCCTATCTAGGGCGCATCACAGAACCCTCTCAGGTGACTGATTAGGAGTCCTTATCATCCGACCCCTTGACACGACCCTCTTAATGCCTTATACTACTTGTTGTAAATCTTCATCATTCCTGAAATGACTGTAACAAAAAATGAATTTGGACAAATGAATATGTTTGCCAAAGAACCCTCCATGTATATGACAAAAGAAGACCTCGACCGTTATGGTATTGAACCTTATGCTGAGCGGGCAGAACGAGCAAATTCACGCTGGGCAATGCTTGGTATTGTTGCTGGTGTGATTTCTTATGCTCTGACTGGTAAACTCTTCTTTGGCGTTTTCTGATGTCTGAACTTATTTTTACTGTAACGAGTATTACGTTTCTCGTACTACTCGGTTACTCTGTTGAAAAACTTTTTGAGACTTATTGATGAGTTCTAATATGCTCGGGCAACTGAGTCTTGCCCTTCAAGAACTTGTAGAATCTGGTGCCTGGTCTAATGATGACGAACTTAAGGTTTGCGTCGCTGGCACCTCACCAAAAGACAAATTTATTGTAATTCAAAACACTACTAAACGGGAGAAAAACTCATGAAAAACTTTGGATGGACTGAACAGGCAGAAGTGATTAATGGAAAACTTGCTATGGTGAGTTTTGTTATTATGGTTGCTGTGTATCTTAAAACTGGTCAACTGATTCCTGGAGTATTCTGACTCTAAATAAGGAACAGAGTTTTTAAAGTCTTATGCCTAGAGGTAGACTCACGAAAGATGAGATTAAATGTGCCGTTCTCAAACTCAAACATGAGTTGTATAATGAGAACGTCACCTGGACCTCGGACCCTAAGTCTCTAGCGCAGACGTATCTCAACCGAGTCTTAGATAAGATTGATGAGTTTGGGGGTTGACAGGTCCGGGGTCCTTATGTTACGATAAATACATCAACGGGGTTAAGAAATGTAACAACTTCTAAGACCTTGTGACCGTGCTGAAAAGGGACGCTAACTCCTTACCGAGACTAAGCACGTTAAATACGTCTCTCATACCTTCACTTGAGGGTAGTGGAGGAATAACGCAAAGTCCAATCCCTATGGATATTTCTTATTCTTTTAACGTTTTTATGACTGCTACAATT